TTCTCATGCTATCTGACCCTACTGAGCTATACAATGAGCCTCAATTTGGACTAGGATTGAAGAGATACCTTTGGCAATATAATAACGCAAATACTCGTGCAATTATACAGAGCAAGATAGTTGAACAGTTAACATTATTTGAGCCGAGTGTAGAATCTGAGTCCACTTCATTCGCTGATGGATTGTTATTCACAGGCGAAGAAAACATTCCATCTTCTCAAGAATTCAATCAGCTTAAGATGACGGTAGGCCTTCATACAATATATGGAGACGATTTAACTGTGAATCTGAACACAGACACTCAAGAATGATCGGAGGTAGTTATTCATGGATTATGAAAAAGGTGTAGTTAACTACACTTCAAGAGATTATGAATCCATAATGAAGGATTTCTGGGAGTTAGTTCCTACACTAACCGAGTTATGGAAGCCAGAAGCTGACGCAGATCCTGGAGTAGTTTTAGGCAAGTTTCTAGCATCTGCTGCGGATATGCTAGGCGTGAATGTTGACATACTTGTAGGTGAACTACTTGCGCCGTCTGTGTCCCAGAGAAAGAATGCAGAGAAGCTATTCGGATTGATTGGCTATGAACTCGGTTGGTATCGAGCAGCAAGGACAGAGGTTACGTTCACCAACAACACAAGTGTCAACATGACGCTTGATTTCGGTTTCAATGGAACCAATTTCGCTACACTTAATGCTTACACAGATATCACCAATCAATCTAGAGTGTTGACTTACAACATTTTACCGCTTACAAATTCGTATGGTGCAACAGAGTCAAGAAGCAGACGTGTAACTACAACAGAAAATCTGAATGTGTTTGCCACATCCGATGAAGTTACCTTGCTTCCAGGAGCTAGCGTGACAAGAGTTGCAATTGAAGGCGAACTCAGAAGTTACAGTGTTTCTGTAGATCAGGTGAAGAAGAATAACTACATAATAAACGTACCTTCACAGCATATTGATACTACAGCCATCTGGATAAAAGCAAAAGCTTCTCAAGGAGCGGAAGATTTCTTAGCTACGCAGTGGATTCAATGTAATAGCCCTGCAGAGTTTGTAACTCCAGAACCCAGATTCGCGGTAACATATGATTACTACTCCAATGCACAGATACAAGTAAGCAACTATCTCAATCAACTTGAGAACTACGAAAACAATTACTTGACTGTTTATTGGATAGACTGTTCCGGCATCATAGGATGTGTAGGAACTAATGTGCTCCGCAATTACCTTCAGGCGAAAGTAACTAGCGGTGTAGTTGTTAGCGATGAAAGCGGAGACCTTAGCGTGTCTAACTTGTCTAACACAGTGGAGTTACCACACACCAATACCGTTACAGGCAAGAGCCCTGAGACGGCAAAAGAAGCTTACATCAACAGCAGAAATTATATCAACACTTTCGACAGTTTAGTTACACTTCCGGACTTCAATAGGTTCTTAAATAGAGAGCCTGGAGTAGATTGTGGATTGGTCATCGACTGCCAGAAAGCTCTTGACATTAACTTGGCGATTTATGATGATGAAAATCTCTCAGACGCACAGAAGTCTAAGATGTACATAAGCAACTACGACTTCCCTGCAGGCAATGAATCACTTGATTGGTCTGCACTTATCAACAGCAACTTGAGCTCCAGAACACTTCTTCATCTTGTAAGTGCTGGAGAAACATTAGAGGAAATCTCTTTAAGATACAATGTTACAGAAGCAACCATTCTTAACTACAACAATCTGACATCTGCGGATGACATTGAAGTAGGAATGAGGTTGAAGATTCCTGGAGGCTTCTCTGTAGCAAAAGCAAAAGGTCTTGTAACTAACTTCAAGACATACACAGCGATGTGCTTTGCAATACACAATGACTTCAAAAACAGTGTATGGGGATCTGGTAAAGTATCAACAGCACAGATACAGAACAAGACTATCTTCACACGGTACAAGCCGCCCATGCAGTTCATCGACAATGTAATCAGAGATTATAGACCCCTTCAGGCCATGACAGTTGAACTTGAATTTGGATATCTTCGCGTATTTCCATTTTACGTTGTAGGTCAAATATATCCGAAGAAGCCGGTTAGCAAAGATGTTGCAAACAACATAATCGCAAGAGTAAAAGAATCACTTGCGATGTATTTTGCTCCTGCAAATCGTCAGATAGGTCAGAAACCTACTGTAATGGAAGTTGTAAACGTTGTACGAAACGCTGACAGTCGAATTGATTACTTCGACGCAGGCAGTTTGAAGAACGAAGTTATTGTCTGGTTTGATTGTGATGTAAGCTATTACAATCCTATCAGCTTCGCTAGATTTTCTGATCCAGGAGTAACATCCACTAACATAAGGATCGCTCCTGAGTATATTGTTAAGAATCAGTAAGGAGGCTTGAATGAGAATTTCTGATATTTCACTTCCTGAAATTTACAAAGAGTCAATGGACTTCCGGTTCTTTTGTAGATGGATTGAACTTGCTCTATCAAAGATACAAGCTGATACCGAAAACGTTCCTGACATATATGATCCTCTGAGATGTCCTGCAGACATCTTGTGGATGCTGTGTGACACAATTGGATACAGATATGATGATAGACTACCAACGGCTTTCAATCGTCTTGTAGCCCTCTACTTCATGTCAATGATTCGGAACAAAGGAAGTAGAGACGGCGTTACACTTGCTGCCGAAGTCAATCTTGCACAATTCAATCTGCTGGACTATGGGAAAGAGAAAGATATCTTGTACAACCGTCTAGAAGATACATCCATTCCTGTAAATGCAGTTCATGTAACTCCTCATGTAGCAGAAGGATACATTGATGTAGTTTACTTGAGTGAAGAACTCCCTGTAGATGCTTGTATAGAATATGTTAGACCGCTTGGAATGTATCTTTTCCAATACGCAGGTGTACAGGTGAACGCGAAGAATAAGATCCTTGTAGATGCACGCCTCACTAACTATGCAGATAATAACATATCAATAGGAGCTACACACGTAGGTCATTATCGTAGAGATGATTACGCTAGATTACAGAGACTTCCTGTAGAAGACGATCCTCGCCATCCTGTGTATTACCGAAACAGTGATGCAGAAGGTCTTCCAGACCCTGATGTAAATCCTGGATACCGAGCGCTCTTTTCTATGCAGATATCTAACAATGAACACATTGTAAGATCTCTTTTACCTGATAAGATATTTGGATTAGGCTACACGCCTACAGATGTTGAGACATATGATGGACCTTCTATCTTGCCGCCTACGGCAGATTTCCCGAAGACTTGGAATCTTCGCTATGATAAATCTGTTGAAGAAGCTGTATCTAGTGATGTATACACACTTGATGATGACAGATCTACTGCATATACACACGGCCGTCCGGTTGTCAATCCTGTAATGAGTGCTGTAGGCGATGCAATATCTATGAATGATCAAAACAGCCAGTACACAAAGGTAGATGATCAAGGTAACATTCACGTAGTGGATGCAGAAGATCTGTAAGCTGAACCTTGTATACTGATGGAGGCACAATATGGATAGTTATACAATCAATGAACCAATTGTATATGAAGAACGCGAGACACATGTAGAGAAGAAATACATCCCAGTCAAGCAGGGTCCGGCAACACCTGCTGATGCAGAAGCCCTTGCGAAAGACGAACTAGGACTCACAAATCCTAATCTACATCGCAGAATAGATCCACAACCTCCCACTAATCCCGAAGAGTACACTAGCAGAGAATACATGCTCAGTATATCAAATCTTCAGTCTTACAGAACTACCAAAATAAATACGCATGACGAAGAATCTGTTACGTCAGAGATTCCATAGAACGATTTTATAATTACTCGTATAAAATCATATAATTGTTTATAAAATCTAGTTGATAGGAGATAACACCATTGAAGGATATAGTATCCGCATCGAAATCAATAGGATTACAACAAAATGTACTTATAAGGATAATAGATCCGGTAACAGGCGATGTAGTTCAAGAGCATCAGGGTCATAACTGTGCGACCAATTCTGCACTTGTCGGTATTGGACATTATCTTACAGGTGATGGAGTCTTTAATCAGGGCTATGATATGTTGAGTAGATACATTCCTCAGTACATATCTTTAGGTACAATGGGTCTTTACACTCAGGAAGAAGATGCTGAAGGACTTCCGTCAGGTATTGGAGTAAACACAACTCTTTCAGAAGTTGATAATTTCAAAAGATATGTAGCCGAAAGACCTGGATACGGAGCTGACGGGTATGATCCTAATCAGAACAACAATCGTCCGTATTTAGGAATTGGCCCGGTGTTTTCAGATAGACCAGATAGCACAAAGACCGTAAATTGTGAATTGATCGATGTATCGTTTCCCAGGGCTAAGGTATCTTTCAGAGATATTGTACCGGAGACACAATCGGAAGTTCCCAAGACGATTGATGTCGTGTTTAGTGCAATGATATCAACAGGAGCTTTAAGAACATTTCGTGAAACTGGGAAAGATTACATATTTATAACTGAAGCAGGTCTTTGGTCTAAACCTGTTTGGGAGTCAAGTGGAGAGAATGGTTTAATTGCAGCTTATAGAATACTTCCTACAGATGAGGATAACTGGGACATGGAAGATCCTGAAAACAGAGATCTTCTCAAGAGAAGCATACTAAAAGTAGGGCTGAATCAAGTAGTTCAAGTTATTTGGAAGTTTCAGCTAGGCAGCAAAGATGAACTCGGTGGATATGATCCAATTCCTATACATTATGAAAATGCAGACATAGTTAGGTACTAGGAGGAACACATATGAATTCAACATTGTTATTTACACCTGCAGCGCTCA